GGCTTAATGTATTAATCCCTTCAGTAAGTCAATTAATAAAAACTTATTGTGGTAATAGTTTTGTAGACTATTACTCCTCTGCAAAAACAGAAACACGTACTATTAATTGGGATACTCATATAGTACAGTTAACTGAAAGTCCTGTGAATGCAGTTACAAGCGTTCAAGAGAGAACCTCTTATAGTAGTGCATATACTACACTAACTACTGGAGCTTATGAATACTCTTTAGATTCAGATACAGATAGTATCTTTCGTACTACTTCTGCAGGGTATAAAAACTGGGCCAGGGGGGTAGACGCAGTAAAAGTAGTTTATACAGCAGGCTATAGTACTGTACCTGCAGATTTAAAACTCGCAGTTTTAGACTTAGTTACATATTACTTAAAAGACGAACATAAGCTACGACAGAGTATTGCAGGAGCTAGTTTACAAAATCCGGGTAGCTCTGGACAAACAAATAATGTTGGGTTCCCTGATCATATTAAGCGAGTCTTAGACTTGTATAAGAACTTTTAATGTCTAAAGCTGCTGCTGAAAAAGTATTAGCCAAAGCTGAAGCGGTTATGAATGACCGTTGGGCACGGAAAGGTATGGAGCAACATCGGCAATACGTTACTTTAACTGTTCCTGATTTAGCACAATCAATGTATGATGGCTATCAGTATGCGATGGAGAAAAGAGCGCCTGGGACATACCCCCAGATAAGTATGGCAGAATTTAAAAAAGAAGCACCAAAGCATATTCCTATACTATATAATAAATGGGCAGGAGGAGCTAATAAAAAAATTACAGTTGTTAAACGAGGATACAATGGAAAATTTCTTCGTGTTATTATGAAGAAAGAAGAAGATGATTTCTATGATGCAGTAAAGCAATTAGGTGTTGATTTTATAAATACCCGAATGGGAAAAGGAGATAAGTTAGGGGGAGCACAAAAAGAGTGGGATCGAAAGAATGAATTGGGTATAGGTTCTGCAGAAGGATTTAAGTCAGAAAAGCAAAAAGCAAAAGGCGAACAAATTTGGAGAAGTACTTCTGAGGAAGGAAGGTTTAAAACAGGTTATCATAAAACTCACTCAGAACAGACCACAGCAGGAGGAGCCAGATTAGTAGCTGTAGGGGATCTGCTCGCTAAAAGCTCGTACAGTGCGTTTCTTGATTCAAAAGAATTTAAAACTCTTAAAGCCAGATACCCTGATTTTAGAACTTACTTTGAAACTTCTGGCATGAAGGGCACAAATGCAAGTGCTGCAAAAGTAAAATTAAAGAAGGACGAATACATATATTCAACAATAGGACCGAAGTCTAAAAACTTCTCAGGATCTGAACTAAGTGACTGGGCAGGCTCAAATGGTATAGGGGCTCAATTACAGAAAGCTCTAAAAGACTGGGCAGATACAGTAGACTGGGCAAATACAAAGGGAAGTCCTTCAACTAGAGAACATGCTACAGCCCTTGCAAAGGTAGCAGTTTTAGCAAAAATAACAAAGAATAAAGCAGTTAACAAAGGTAAATCTGCTAAAGCTAAAGCCGTCCCGGACGTAAAAAAACAGAAGGTTTCTGGAAAGAAAGGCGGAAAGTGGCTTGTGGCTAAATCGGTAGCTAGAGGAGCTAGTAAGCCATATCCAAAAGCAAAGACTGGTAGTACATCTAGACAAGGCCCAGGGTTGCCTACTGTAATGGCTCTTATAAATGATAAATTGCCCGAAACAGTAAGAAAAAATATGGGATCTCCACGATTAGAGAATCAAACAGGAAGATTTGCACAAAGTGTTAAATTGACGGATATAACACAAACTCCTCAAGGGATGCCTAGTTTTGGTTATACTTACAGAAAAGATCCGTATTCAGTATATGAACGTACAAGCGGTTCAAGCCGGGCAGATCCTGCTAGAGATCCGAGAAGCCTGATTGATGCTTCCATAAGAGAAATCGCAGCGGGGTATGCTTTAGGAAGATTTTATACTAGGAGAGTTTAGTGGTAAATACAGCAAGATCTTATACTACTCGTAGGTCTGCAATTACAAAAGCTCTCGCAGATAAACTAGCCCTTATTGATGGAAGAGGTATCTATCATAGTGCAGTAGCAGAGACTAGTCCTAGGTTAAAATTCTGGGACGAGGTAGAGGAGTTTCCAGCGGTTCATATAAATGCGGGAAGTGAGTCAAGGGCGTATCAAGCAGGGGGGCATAAAGACAGGTTTTTAAATATTACAGTTCGTTGTTATGTAAATGAAGAAGATGCTGTTACTGCATTGGACGAGCTATTAGAAGATGTAGAGACCGTATTAGAAAGCAACAGTCGTTTAAAGTATCATGACCGATTAGGGTTGGAGCAAACGACTCAACAAATCACAATTCTCAGTATTGATACTGATGAAGGTGTACTGGAGCCTCTTGGAGTAGGAGAAATACTTATAGAGGTTCGTTATTAGAAAATTCTGGCACGAATAAAAATTCACGACCAGCCTTTTCAAGTTTCATAGGAGAAAAGCAATGGCAGACCAGTTGTATTTCAGTCGAGATACTAGACTGTTTGTTCAGTTTCGAAATCAAGACGATGAAGATGCTGATACCGCAGGAGCGGGACAATTGTGGGAGGTGCCTATCTTAGACGGATATAGTTTCTCCCAAACTACAAATACTTCTGAAATATTACTTTCAGAAATGGAAAGTACAGTAGGTGTATCTCGTAGAGGGCGACGTTTGTTTACAGACTCTCTTGCCCCCGCCGAGTGGTCCTTTAGTACTTATGTTCGTCCTTTTAAATCAAAGGGCGGAAGCGTAGCAAGTGGTGTTGCTACCGCAGATGGATCAGGAACAGATATTCACTCAGTAGAAGAAGTTCTTTGGGCAGCAATGTCAGGCGCAGATGTTTATGATAGTTCATCAGGTATTGCAACTGTTAATGATTTAGGGGGCGCAACCGACGTTAGTCGTCTTGAAGCAACTTATACAATTACAGAAAGTGATTACACTACTGATGTAACTGATGGGGGTACTGGAGCTTCTTTTACTATTACAGTAGATAGCAATGGTGTAACGGCTGTTGCAGCAGTTGCCTCCCCAGGAGATGGATTTGTAGTAGATGAAACGATTACTGTTCCAAGTGAAAAACTAGGTGCTTCCGCAGGTGATACCGCGTTTACTTTTGATGTAGCCACTTTAACTACGGGGGCAAAAGGCTTCCGAAGAGCAGTAAATAAAGTAAGTGGCCCGGTTGTTACTCCGGCTGCAGCAACTAGCACTCTTGTAATGACTGAATCAAATAGATCAGCTTTGCATCCAATGCATATGTACTTTGTAATTGAAACTGATGCTGAAAATCCAATCATTTATAAAATGAATGAATCAGTAGCTAACGAAGTAAGTATTGATTTTGATGTAGAAGGAATTGCTACTTTGAACTGGTCAGGATTTGCAAAAGAAATTAATGATGTATCTGCTAACTTCCGAACTGGAACAGGTACTACTATGGCTTCTGGACAAAAACGTACTCAGGATGGTTCTGATACGGGGGTTGCCCTTGCTGCAGGAGACTTGTATTTTCAAACTGATAACGCTCAAGGTACTGCAGTCCATTTGGTTAATTCCACGCCTGCAGGAGGCGCACATCTTACTCAAGCAATTGATGAAGCTGTTACCTCTACCAACACCTTTATACGTAATCGTCTGACAAATATCGATATTACGGCATCAAATACTACAGTATTCCCAGGTGGAGCTGTAACAAATGGCGACGGTAAATATAGCCTTACGATGACTGGTGGAAGTTTTACTATTTCTAATAATATCACGTACTTAGTACCTGATGAATTAGGATTTGTAAATAAACCGCTAGAGCACGTAACGGGTGGTCGTAACATTACAGGTACATCAACTTGTTACTTAACGTTAAGTGACTCAGATACTACTTCTGGTACTTCGAGACAGTTCTTTAACGATCTTACCTCGACAAGTGCTATGTCGCAAGTTGTAAACCAATTCAATGTAGTCTTGAAGATCGGTGGTTCGGCGCAAGCAGGAACACCTTCTCTTGTAATAACAATGCCTCAAGTTCACTTTGAAGTACCTTCTCATTCTATAGAAGATGTAATTTCACTTGAAAGTAACTTCCACGCATTACCAGCTGATTTTGGTACTGCAAACGAAGTAACAGACATCGTTTATTACGCACCAGCTACATACTCATAATAAGTAAGGGGCTTCGGCCCCTTCACTTATCACCCTCCCAAAAATAATTCTTGACATTTAGTCTCTTTTCCCTTATAATTTAACTTTTAGATAGGATCTATTTCGCATGACCGCAACAAGTACGACAAAAAAAGAACCAGTATCATTAGCGAGTCTTATGACTCCAAGTAAAACAGTCTCTTGTGAGTTTCCTGGATTTGCAGGAATGACTGTAGATTTATGTTACTTGGCTAGAGAAGAATTACTTAAGCTGCGGAAACGTTGTTTAGGTAATAAATGGAATAAAAAAACTCGTCAGTTAGAAGAAGAATTAGACGAAGATAAGTTTTTAATTGAATATTGTAAAGCAGTAATTAAAGGGTGGAAAGGACTAAAATATCGTTACCTAGAAGAGCTTCTTTTGGTGGATGTCTCTTCCTTTGACCCGGAAGATGAATTGCCGTATACAAGAGATAATGCAGAGTTATTAATGAAAAATGCTGCTGATTTTGATACGTGGGTTACAGAAACAGTCGGTGACCTAGAAAATTTTACTGGGAACAAGTAGCCGAAGTACAACTGCTACTTGAAAGATATGTAAAAGAATCAACCTCTATAGACGTTGAGAAATATTTACTTATCTGTGAACAGCTAGGCGAAGAACCCGACCCCGAAAGAATGCCGCTTGAAGCAACTGCATTTCCTGCAGAGGTTCAAGTGGCATTTTTTGTGTATAATTATCTATCTGATGTATGGGAG